AAAAAAGGGCAGCCGAAGCCACCCTTAACCTAACCACCTATGAAACTATCTAACTTTTCCTTCTATTATTCTCAAATTCTTTACCTCAAAGTCTCCACTTGCTTCTGTTTCTATCCAAGCAAAGCCGTGATTCCATTTATTGTATGGCATATACTCCGGCATAAGACCACATAAACAGCCCATAGACCACGTTGTAACTACATTGCCGTTCAAGTCCTTTTCTGAATGCTCAGATGTTTGATGATGGTGTCCAACAATAGAATGAGCTTTAGAGCGCATATAAAGACCCCTAGCAGCGTTTACAGGACTGAATACCGAGTGACCGAATTCGTGGCCGTGTAGCGCAGTTAAATGCCCTAATTTAATACTTTGTTTAGACTTAATCTCTGTGATGCCCAATTCGCCAAACCTTAATACGTTCTTTAACTCAAAGTCTCCGATACCTAACAGCTCAGGCGCTACCGTCTTTAGATAGTTCTCCCATCTGTCCTCGTGATTGCCTAGCTTGAAGTATATAGGGCAGTCGAACTCTTCTTTAAGTTGTTTAAGGAAGTCTCTCGTTACTTCTATCTCTCCAGCTAAATCACGGAGCCTTCTATCTTTAATGAACCTTGACGCCTGGTACATATCAATAGTATCTCCGTTTAGTATTATAGCATTCGGGTTCTTATTATATCCCCACTCCAAAGCAATGCTTAACGCTTGCTCATCGTGATAGGGTAAGTGAATATCTGAAAGCATCAATACCCTGTTATTTCCAGTAGGCATAACAAAAGCCTCTTGTTCTTTATAGTCACTTTCAGGGAGCTTGTTCCATCCCATCCGTTCTCTTCTTTTTTCCATAGTTGTATAGTGTTCGTCTCCTTCTTTTACCTTACTCTGATGGTGTTCGCCTCTGTAATAACGAATTAAAGACCTTGCACGATCTTCTGTAAAATCTAAAGGATGCCTTTCAACCAATATTTTGGCTAATGATCGTGTAGTAGCGTCAGGAAATTCATCTAAAATCTCTTTAGTTATATCTCCTACATAAGTTCTACTTCGCACGAACGTAAGGTATATAGGTACTCTTTCCGCCTTTCTTTACCATTCTCAAGGCTTGCTTTCTGTTTCTTCCTTTTCTATACGAAATGTGAAACCAGTCTGCTCTATCTTCAGTGCCACCTTCAAATATTGCCTGGTCGAATTCAACGTTATCTAGTATCCATTCGAACAGCTTTCTATCGTGTAAATCTAAGTCTATTGCTTCGCCTAAAACGTGCTGGCTATTTTTAGCCCCTCCAATGCGTTTATTTACTGCTGGTGAACGGTAGCCACTATTCACTCTAATTGGAGCGCTTAAATAGGCTCTAATTGGCTCAAAAACGTTTTCACAGAGTTCCTTTGCTCTCTGCAAATCTGCTTCAGTCATTACGTTGGGGATTCCGTGACGTATAGATGCGTCAGAACGTTCGAACTCTGCGCGAGTTACGTGTTTCGATAAATTCATAAGATATTATTCTTTTGTTAGCTGGCTAAGTGTAGCAGTGACGCCACCTATTGCGATAAGGTAACCAGCTCCAGTGACAAGGGCTGCTGGTAGTGCTACTGGTGCTGCGATAACTGCTGCTCCTAATGCTCCGGCAATGATTCCGATTCTTTGAACTTTCTTCCAAAACTTAGGCGTTTTGGCGTTCCATCTTTCTTTTAGATTTTCCATAGTGTGTTTCTCTAGGTATTATAAAATAGGTTTGTTTTAATACAGCTTGCTTTTCTTGTGCGCCTTGATACGCTCCTTTGTCATCTAGGCAGTCATAGAGTTTAGATTCTACGTCAGAAAGACGGTTGTTCATCCAAAAAATAGCACAAATCAAAAGGAAGTTTACTCCGTGCTTCTTGCTAAGTTCTGCTACTATCTGAGGTGTCATCTACGTATATCTTTGTAGGTTGTATAGTATAAAAACTTAAAAGAGTATATTTTGTTTTAAAACGCTGTCTTATTCCACTGGAGGGAATGGAGGAGTTGGCTTCGGATTCCACTCTATTAACGGCAAGTTCTTAACCCACGCAAACTGCGCTTCTACGCATTGCTCCATCTCCTGAGTTGAGATAACCCAATTATCATCTGCATCCTGTATAGGATTGAAATAGCTGTCAGGTGCGTATAGCTGACCTACTAACTCGTCTTTCTGTACCTCTGTTAAAAGTCCTACTTGTATCATACGTTTCTACCTAGTGTTGTTTGGAATGCTTGTACTGCCGTGTATAAGTTAGATACTTCAGTGTCTGTAAGCCCGTCTCCTATTGCAGAAAATGCTCCTTCTAAATTAGAATATTGATCTGGGCTTCCACTTACATTTCTTGCTCCTATAAATGCGTTAAAACTTGGCTTTGCTGAAGAGTTTGTATTTTGAGTATAATAAGAACTTCCATTTCTATAACCTTTAAATGAATTACTTGCATTCCTATTTACACTTAATAAACCTTGAGTAGAACTTGCAGCAGTATTAGTTATTCCAGATGTACTACAATTTATCACAGAATAATCTTGATTCGCACCCGCAGAAAATTTAGGAGTTAAAATAGTTGCTACAGAACTGTCATTACATCCCATTATTGTAGCTGAATATCCACTTGTTCGTGAATAATAATGAAATGATGTTGAATTTAACCCTAAAATTGTATTTATATTTAAGTATGTATCTGCATAACCATTTGTTCCGTTCGGAAGAGCGCCATTTGAACTATGTGTCCATCCACCTGAGAATGTTAATCTAAAAGCAGCGTCTGTATCTTGTGGATCTTTAAGATTCCATTTGTGCGTAGTACTCGTTCCACCTACAAACGGATATATAGCTTTCATCTTAGTCCAAATGCCATACGTCTTTAAATCAGTTACCAACGTCTGAATAGCCGACTTTTGGGTGCTATCAGTAATGCCAGCAGCAGAAATGAACGCATCAGCGTCAGCGTCTGTTGCAGCAGCAAATGAATACGGATTGATTATAAAGCCCATAACTTACGCTCTTTCTCCTATCAATGTAACTTTAAGTCCTTTCGCAGTGCCGTCTCCTATTTGATCGATGTCAATAGTTATCTCAGCATCGTCAGCTAATGCAGTATCACTTAACACAGCTTTAGTAGCAGCAGACGTACTTGTCTTTTCGGTGTTGTCTATTGTCAGCTTAGTAGAAAGGATAGTTGTACCGCCTTCGTTAATATCTACTGTGAAAATGTTTCCTGAAGTCTGAGCAGTAGTAAGTGAAGCTCTAACATCTGTGACAGTCATCGCGTGAGGCATTCTGAAAGTTACCTTTGCTGTTCCAGCAGTCAAAGCAGTTGTTTCATCTGAAGCAGCTACAATAATCTCAACAGGCGGAATAGCCCAAGTAGCGTCTCCACGTAAATACTTTTTAGGGTCATTCGGAGCTTTAGGAACAAATCCGTGTTTTGACGTGCTAACATCGTTTGTAGTGATGTCAGTAGTTGTAAGGTTAGCATCCGTAACCAACGCTTTAACATTCGCTCCTGTAACGCTCTTCGTTACATACGTGCCGCCACCAGCACTCTCCGAAACTACAAGTAAGTCCGTGTCTGCAACGGTAGCGCCTTTCGCTGTTAACTGGGATATTTTCTTTTCTGCCATTTTATTTTATTTATCTTTCCGGAACTGTATCGCCCCAATATGAATAATCGTATATCTCTCCCCATCCTTTAACATCCACCGATGAAGCCTCAGTTAAGAGGAAGTCATCTGCTTCAGTCTCTAGTAGATCAGTAGCGTTCTCATTGATGAAGTTGTCTCCGTCTTCTGAAGCCTTACCCCATCCGATTAAGTTACTTACTGCGCTGCCCCATCCTATTGTGTTTGCCATCTTGCTCTACTTTCTGTAAGTATAACTTTAACTTCTTTATATTGTTGTCTTTCGGTTTGTACTTCTTCATAGTTTATTTAGCTATAAAACCCAGCCTGTGAAATTGTTGTCCGTTCTTGGGTACATATCTCCGTTCGAGTTAGAGTTGTACTCAGGGAACAAATCGTTATTAAAGCTCATATAAGAGACGAATCTTTCCGTGTAGTGATGTGCTATCTGTCGCTCCTTCTCAACAAGGAAATCTACTTCGTTTTTGTCTACGCTTGTAGAGTTCTCGCTTTCGTGTTTATACACTCCCTTGTTCGCAATAGTGTAAGCTGCAAAAGGAAGGTACTCCACCATAGCGTAATGGATAAGCATAGGCTTCACGTAGTCAGTAAGCAAAGCTAAGTAAGGGTTAGCTAAAGTCGAAGCAACGATATCCGCTTTAATCTTATTTAGCAAGTCTGTACCTAGTATTCCCTGAATGTGTACGTCTTGCGCTATCTTGATGAACTGAATGAACTTGTCTACGTCTACGTTTCCGTTCACTGCCGTAAACTTCACTAAGTCTGTTCTCGTAATTAAAAGTGCCTCTGCCATTATTTATTTTCTTTAGGTAAAAAGCCTTGGTTTGGCATATCAATAGGGCGTGTGCTTACTAAAGACGGATTCTTAACAATATATCCGTATTTTTCTGCCTTTTTAGTTGCTATTGTTTTTGCCTTCGGAGAGTTTACGTCAATACCTACTCCATCAAAACTTGCATAAACTCTTTTATTCCAACGGTGATGACAGTTACCGCCACCTTTATAAAGCCAGATATCGTAAACGTCAGCGCCACGTGGACCCCAGCCTTCATTTACAACCCTACTGCTCATTTGAATAATATCTTCTTTTCTGTAAATCTTATTTGCAGAAATCATTTGCTTACAAAACTTACGACTTTTTTCTGAAGTATCGCCAGCGTAAACATAACGAGTAATAAATTTAACACCGTCTATATTCGCATCTTGCTCGCTCTTTGTATTCGGTCTTGCCGTTCCTGTAGAAACAAGGTTTACTAATCTATCAAATAAGGACAATTTAACGCCATTAGAAAGCATTTCGTTCTCTGCGTCGTCATTGTCATAATCAACGGGGCTTTCGTCTATTAAAAGCCAGTTATCGCTTTCTTCTTCTCCTAAATCTATTAACGCTTGAGCAATAAGATCATCTTGTGAACTTAATTCAACACCTGTCTCTTCAGCTACTTGCTCTTTAGTCTGTGCGTTCTCTAGGTCTGTAAACTCTAGAGGCTTCAACGTCTTAAAGAATAGGTTAAGGCTCACTCCGTTATATGCTAGAACCTTGTCAATAGCATCAAGTATTACTTCTTGTTTAGGTCTGACAACTAAGTTATCGAACAACACAAAAGAGTTTTGAAGCTCGTCAGCGTTAGAGCTAAAACCATTAGTCGAAGCAATACCAAATAAAAGCGGAGAGGTAACGTTATGAGATAACATTATCTTTCGCATACATTCCTCGCTCAACGTGTTGTATAGGTCAGGAGCATCGTTCACAGGCATAGCGTCTACCGTAGTCTTGCTTTCTGAGTTGTTATTGAAAGCCACGATAACCTTGTGTCCGTCTGTACCTGAAAGCTGAGTTAAAACCTTAGCTTTAATAGCGTCTTGTTCTTCAGGAGAAGGCACTCCGTTGTTAAAGTTTACTACTATACGGCCACTGAAACCACGCTGAACCTCATTGATTAAGTAGTTAGATATCTCTTCCTCTAAAACTGCGTAAGGTATTCCACCTTGATAATCAACATAGCTAAAGTATTTCATCCCTACTGAATAAGGCTGAACGAAAAGTATCTCTACCTTCTCAGTGCTAAAGCCAAACGCCGGTATTCTCTCAGGTGTATAGTTGCGTGTATCTTCCCAGTTATTAGAGTAGTAGTATGCCTCTATCTGTCCGTCTTTATTACACTTCTCAGGAGCTAACAAGTGAACAGGAATGTGATATAGTTTCTGTATCTTCTTTCTATCTGATGTGTAGTGAACTTGGAACGCCGCTTGTCCTAGCATTTCAAAGTCCAAAACTACTTTACGCAAATCTTCAGCGCTTAGCATAGCCATCATTTGAGCATAGTCATTCGGCTTTTTGTTAGCATCAGTAGCACTCAGGCCTTTTCCGTAGATAAGGCGAGAAATATTATTTATAATAGCGTTATTAGTAGTCGAGTTTTTGTAACGCTCCATAAGGAAGGTATAGTAAGAGTTGTTTTCTCCATACGTTACCCACTCATTCTTCTTGCTCTCTGCTATTACTGGCGGCTCGTACTGCGCCAACTTCAAGACGTGTATATTACTCATATAAAATAAAGTCGTTGTTTGAACTATTGCTTGTGTACTGACCGCTATTTACGCTAAAGGTTGGTATAGTTTGGTTAGTACAGAAAACCTTGTCTTTAAATACTACGTTCGTGTTTTGCTTGATAGCTAAAGTATAGAAATGACCTTCCTTTAAATTAAACACCGCTTCGATAGTATTGTAGTATTCTCCTACTGTGTTTGTGATTATAGTTACATTTGTAGAAACACCAGTCTGCTCGTCTGTGATCGTTAGCGTATTGTAACTATCTGAACGAGGAATAAAAGCTATCACTTGTGACTGAGCTTGCTCTCTAAGTATAATCATATTCTATTAACTTAATACTTCGTGTTTTGTTTGAAAAGAAAAAGGGTAAGCCGAAGCCTACCCTCTCTCAAATCAACTATGAAACACACTATGAAGTGACAATAGTAGCTGAAGACATTACTGTAACTAGACCTGCTTCAGTAGAACAGTTAAGGAAATTCGCTGGGATATTCTCTTGACCTGTGAAAGTCAAAGTGTATCCGTTCATATCTCCCATTGCTGTACCGTTAGAAATAACTCCGGTAGTCAAATCCATTCCACGCTCAAGACCAGCAAGGAAGTATTGATTAGCACGAGTTCTAACAATAATGTGAGGACGGCCATAAGAAAGCAACTTAACCAACTTAGTTTTAGCTGCGCTCTGCTGCTTAAGATTAACAGTCAAAACTTGCTCAACGTAAGTAGTTCCGTTGTCACGGCTTGAAGTAATTGTTTGCTCAAAAGAGTTAGCACCTTTCAACTCAAACTTATAGATGTTAGAAACTCCATTGATATCGTTAATCATATCAGTTTGAGTACCATCATAAGTAAGGTCAGACGCTGTGTAATCTCCGTAGTTAATGATGTAGATAGCATCCAAGCCACCTACTGCGCTTTTACACGGTTCCGCTACGCCATTTGAAATATCACAAGACATATCTATTATTTTTAAATGTTATAAAAAAAAGGGTGGCAGATATTCCACCACCCTCGTTTGTTTGTTTAGTTAAGATTAGTTAGCAGAGTTAGTAACACCGTAAGTAACACAATCTCCAGCGAAGCCATACTTAGCGTCAGCAGTAAATCGCATAATTACACGTACATTCTGAGAACCGTCAAGGTCAGCCATATCGATAACTTTAACTTCGTTCAAGTCAGAAAGAAGACCAGTAGCGAAATGAAGGTTAGATGTAGTAGTAGCCAAACCTTTGTTGTCATCCATTCCCGGACACATAAAGATTGGAAGACCATCGAAGCTCAAAGAACCGTTAGTATACCAAGTAGTACCTTGATTGTTCACACCATTAGCACCAAGACCTGAAGCACCAAATCCACCCAAAGCACGGATATAAGCACGTACAATGTTAGAAGAAAGGTACAGTTTCAAGTCAGGCTGTCCGTACAAACGAGTAGGGATAGCATCAACGATTTTACCAAGCTCAGCGATAACGTCTCCAGCATCTACTGTTGTTCCAGCTACCTCTTGTGCTGCTGGCAAAGTAGCATCCGTAGCCAACTGACGCATAATTCCAGAAAATTCTCCAGCAGAAGCGTTGTTTCCTTCCCAAATAACACCTTCCATATGAGAAGCAACTTTCTCAGCTACGTGAGCGATAAGGAAGTCAGAGAAAGACTTAGGAAGCGTATCGAATGCTCCGAAGCCCATCTCAGCCGCTTGCCAAGTTTGGTGGAAGTCTTTTTTACAAAGCTGAAGGTTTACTTGGAACTCTTCAGGGTTCAATACTCTTTCAGTAAGAGTAACAGTAGAAGTAGCGTCGAAGTCACAAGTAGCGTTCTTAACGATGCCGTCAGTAGCGACACGCTGAATAACTTGCTTGTACTTTACGTTAGGATGGATAGTAAGTCCACCTTGCTCTAGGGTTGGTGCAGACAAAAGTGCCGCAGCAATGTACTTACCGGCAAATTCTCCGGCATAACTTGTAGTGATGCTAGTTGTAGTAGCCATAACTCTTTGATTTTTAGTTAATTAATTATTTTATTTGTTTAATTTCTCAAGGATTGAATCCATAGTAGTTCTTGGTCTCTTAGAACCGATTTTGTAGAACTCAGACGGGTTCGTTTTTTCAGGGTTGAAAGTGATAGGCTTCACTTCTTCAAGTTCAACTTTTTCCGTAGCTTCTTCAGTAGTAGCTTCTGGAGTAGGCTCAACTTTTGAAAACATTTCCAATTTAGCTTTCAACTCTTCGTTCTCTGCTTTCAGCGCTTCCATTTCAGAAAAGAAAGTTTCTTTGATGATAGATTCAACCGTCTTTTTCGGGTTGGTTACTTCCGCTTCTGCCATAACTTCTTCAGCTGGCATTTCTGCTTCAGGAGCTTCAACTTCGATTTCAACTTCTGGAGCCTCTTCTTCTTTTTCTTTGATTTCAGCGATGATACCTTCAACAGCTACCACAAGAATACGACCATCTTCCAGCTCATACTCGCCAACAGGAAGAGGAATCTTTTGTTCGTCTTCTGTTACGATTACTACTGCCATCTCAGGGTCAAAGGAATCTGCTTCAATTACAGTCATTCCGTCAGATAGTCTCATCTGCTCCAGCTTTACTTCCATTCCTAGAAGCTGCTTAATTTGTGTTAGAACGTTTGTTTTCATACTTTAATTTAATACTTACCTTATAACTTATTCGTCTTTGGCTTGTTGTATTTTTAACCGTTTGTAGTGTTCAGCGTTCTCGGTGCATTCGTGTTTACAATGGTTGCCGTGCCTTGATTAACTATTCTACCTACACCTTGATTCTGTAATGTTCCATCACAGCACTCTGCTTTGTAAGTTCCGTCTTCGCATAAGCATCCACGCTTACCGCCTTTTGGCGAAGTCTTACTTAATGTCTTTTCTTTCTTTGCTTTCATAATTATTCTATTTACCTTGTCTTGTATAAACTTTAACATAATTTTTACTTGACTTTATCTTGCTTGTCTTGCTCTTAGCGTGAACTCCTTTACGCTTTACTCTAGGCTTCTTTAAGAAGTTAGTTACGTTAGTTTGCTTCGCCATTTCTAATTTGTTCAAGTTTACGCTGAGCCCATTCTACTCCTTCGTCTCCGCCCCAAGCTAGCCACATTAATCTACCACATCCGTCTCCTAGCTCTTTATTTGAGTTTTGTCTATGTCTTTCGAAGGCTGCCATACGTGCAATAGTCTCTTCAGATATAGGCTCGTTATTTGCTAACTGACTAGCTCTTATCTTACCTACTGCCGTGCCACAAGAACCCCATCCGTTCTGTTCAGCGTATCGAATAGCTATCTTAGCGTTCTCTACTGCTTGTTTAGGGTAGTCAGTATAAGAGCGTAGCTCCATTCTCTCAGCGTCTACAATGATCTTGCGGATAGCGTTCAATAAAACTTCCTCTTCGTCTTTCTCTTGCTCTTTAATACTCATCTCGTATTTATCGGCAAAATAACCTTCAATAGAAAAACCTTTGACCTTACCTTCTTTTACGTCATTCCACACCTCATCGTTGTTTACCTTCATAGAAATCATCCACGTTCCTACTGGTAAATCAAAACCATATAATCGGGATTTGTCCGTTTTTTCGTCTTCAATTATCCAACTTTCCACAACGCTTAAACCTTCTAACTTGTCCTTATGCTCATAGGTAGCGTTATTTTGATTAGAACGCATTAAGAATAGTTCCGACGCTTTACGTACCGTCTGCTCGCTGAAGAAGATATAATACTCTTCGTTCTTCTCATTCACTCGGTATATTTGCTTGTTAGGCACAAGAGCTGCACCCATCAGGATACGCTTTTCTTCGTCTACTTTTTTAAGCTCTACTTCGTGTTTATTGAGGGCTATGAAGTTTTCTTCTATTGCTGGGCTTTTAACGACAGAGACAGCGTCTATTCCGCTCATTTCGTCATTCTCGTCTATTATCAGTTCTATAATTTTATGCATAACCTATTAACTTAATGTTTATCCAAACGTTGCGTAATTAATTCTATTTCTATCTAAGCTCTGTGCTGTCGTAACCTCGCCACTGACTACATACGCTTGAAGAGGCTGATTGCCTAATCCGGCAAGAGGGCTTGTCGCTTGTGCGTTGCCTACTATGTTAAAACTTGGAGATACAACAGAACCACCGACACCACCTGATGCGGATGAACCACCACCGCCACCTGAAGAAGAAGATAAAGACGCTCCTTCAAATTGTTGAGAAGCAATATTTTTAACATTTGCCAATCCAGCAGCAACAGCCAAACCGGCAGCAATAGCTCCTCGAATAGGGGAGGTTGGGTCAGGTATAGGCAAAAACTGAGATTGATATGCACTAACAGCACTCTGATATGTAGATACTAATGCGCTCGCTATACTTACCTTTTTCTGAATATCAAAGGCTTTTTTAGCTCTAGCATTATTTTCATCTAAAAGTTTTTGTTTTTCTTTATCCGTTAATTTGTCATTATTTAATACTGCTTTATTTAAAGATTCGTATTTTGCTTGTGTTTGCGAAGCCAATTCTTGTACAATAGATAAAGAATCCTGAGCAGATTTGATGGCAAAATCAGTATTTCTTTTAGTTATTTCTTTTTTCTGTTCTTCTGCAGCTAAAGCATTCTCAACATCTTGTTTATAAACATCCCCTTTAAATTGCATCAAAGCCAATTCATCTTCTTGTTGTTTAGCTATTGCCGCTTCCCTAATAGCATCTTTCTCAGCTTCAGAATCAACAAGCATTTGCCGGAAAGCGTCTTCTATTTCTTCAGTAACTTCAAACTCTTTAGCCTTTTCTAATTCTTTTAAACGCTCTTCGGCTAATTCTTTTTCTCTGTCTCTTTGCTCTTTGGCAGCGTCTTTTCTTTTTTGAGCTGCCTCTTTTTCTATGTTTTGAATTTCTAATTGAAAGCCTGCTTGTTGATTTTTTAATTCAGCAAGGACTTTTTTAGATTCTTGTATAGCCTTTAAACCTTCGTTTTTTACTTCGTCAGGGTCGAAAATAAAGGAAGCCTCCCAGTCAACTAATTGCTCTTGTAAGTTCCAGTCTTTACCCAATACCGCACCTATGCCATCAATAGTTTTTAACAACAAACTTAAAGGAGCTGACATAAAGCTCAAAATACCTTTTAGAATTTCTTTGTTTCTCTTTTCAGCTTCAATCTGTGCTTTAAGTGTAGCCTCTTGATTTTCTATTGATACCTCATAAGCCTTTATGGCTTGCTCTGTCTGTTTAAGTTTTAATTGTAAAATTTGCTTTTCAGAAAGACCTTGTAACTTTAGAATGTTATCCTGTGAACCTAGAGAATCTAACTTTTGCTTTTGTAGTTCTACGTCTTTTTCTGACTTAGCGTTAAGCGCATCTTGCTCCGCACTAACTCCGCTAATGGCAGCTTTTATATCATCCCAATAAGCTACAATAGTTCCTAAAGCTACTACAAAAACACCGATACCAGTGGCGGCTATTCCTGTGCGAATCCCTTTTAAAGCCTCTCTTGCCACTGCGCCTAACTGCTTAAATGAATCCCTGGCCTCTAGTAAGCCTTGAAGCCCTTGAGACAAAGCCATAGCAGCTTGAACCTTCAAAAGCGTTTCTTGTAGTTCCTCAGATTCTACGCCCACCAAAGCCATAGCACCTTCAAACGCTTGGAATCCATTTAATAGACCACCAATAGACGCAGAAAGAGCGTTGAATTTAGCGTCAGGGTTAAAAGCATCAGTAAGGGCTTTTGCATCTGCAATAGCATCTTTCAATTCTGCCGCACGCTTAGCGGCATTAATAGCCTCTTTGGAAGTCGCACCAAACTTTTCGGACAGTTCACTAACAGCGGCTTGTGCCTCTCTTAGCTGTTGTTTTAATGAGCCGACGGATTCCGTCTTTATCTCTAGTTCTATTACTTTCTTTTCAGCCATTATTTATACGCTTTACTCTTTAACTCTCTTTTGCCTTGTTTGTATGCTTCACGAATAGTCTTAGGTATTTTGTATTTACCTTTGGCAATGTCTATGAACTCCGACTTTCCGTAGAAGTCATCTATCTTCAATATATCTAGTATGTTCTTTATCACGCTTCTGCTGTTATTGTGAATATTTCAATTTCGGTACTTCCGTCTTCGTATGTGTATGTAACTGTAATTTGATAACTTATATTGTTATACTCTTCACTTCGTAATGTATCGTAATTATCAGTATAAAGCGTATCGCTATTTTCAGCTATTAAGATATAGTGCTCAGTTATAGGTGTAATACTGAAAGTTACGTCTCCATCCTGTGTTAATGTTGCCGGTGATGCAGTTATACCAGTTGTTCCTGTGTCAATATCTATCTGAACACATTTGTTAGGAAGTAAAAATGTTGATACAGTAGAACCTATCCCTTTTGGGAATTTAGGAATTTTAGTTGCCCTCATAGGTCTAAAGTCAAGCAGCAAAACAAGATCAACCTCGCCCGTGTTGGTATTCGTCTTTATCTCGTTTATAATATACCTTTTATCTCTTATTATAAGCCTATCATTTAGCTTTAGACTTGTAAGTATAGCTGTTGGGAAAAGCCCCTTATAATAGTAAAGTCTGTTTTTCTTTGAATAAAGATTGCCTAGATAATTATAATAGTATGTAATGAACAAGTTATTGTTTATAGGTGTGTTTAGCATCGTAGAGTTATCCCATCCAAAATTCAATGAATAATTTGCACCGCTATAAACCAAGTCCTGACCAAACGGCATATAAGTAGTGATTTCAGTAGTCGTATTGCCATCGTTAAAATAGAACGAACAAGACTTCTGCTCATTCATATATAGTAATACAGGTTTGGGTATATACGGACTAAAATCCTTGTCTAATGAGTATGCTACTTGTAGATTAGTGCTTGTAAACTTGTTATGTAACAAATTCTCAAAAGGCAATTTTATTTCGTAATCTCCGCCGTCATATTCAAATGTTTGGATAAGGTCGCCGTAATGTCTTTTGAAATTATCAAAAAATTCAACATTCATAAATGACTGACTTTCCTCATATTCAAATTTTACATTTTTAAATACAGGCACACGCTGAATATCTACGCTATCAATGTCTATATGTTTCGTTACATCTATTAACCTTCCCTTAGCATACCAGTCCTCTAAAGGCTCTATCTGAAATATAGTAGGGCTTGTTGGAACACAGGTCAAATTGAATTCTTTTAAAATACCCGTAATGAAATTAGATACTGTCATATCAGGCATATTGCCGGTGATATCCGTAGTAGAAACAAATGAAATAGGAGTGATATTTGATTGGTTTATTGAAGAAAGTAAATAGGTTATAGAAGGAATGTCTGCATAAACAAACTCCATAAAATAGTCAAATTTTATATAAATGCTTGAAGTAGTAGTGCTTCTTGCTATAAAATTAAATGTTTCATCTAAAGAATAATTATTCGTGTTTGTTGCGCTATATTCCCAATTCAGTACAGGTGTTATTGCTCCAGCAGAATTTAAGTTTGTCAATGTAGTGAATAAACTTCCATTCTTATATACGTCAATATAAAATTGAGCATTCAAATTTATATTTGCTGTTAAGTCTAATCTATGAATAAATGTGCTTGAAAAACCTGAATCAACAAACTGATTCTCAGAATAGGCAATTCTTATAGTGTTATTTGTTAAATCGATATTTTCATTGACTATATAATCATATCCAACAATAACTTCAGGAAATGTTCTGTAATATATATCTACTGGTTTCTCAACAGAAAATCCGGAATATTGAGCTTTGTTCTTTAACCACAGATAGCAATTCGTAAACCTTTTATTTGACAAAAATGTACCTTGAAAATCTATTCCATATTTTGTTTCAATAGCTTCGAATATCTTGCTTATTCTTATTGCAGGAAATAACTCGTCATAATGTACGTGATGCGAGTTCTGAGATATATCCGTGTTTGCGTTGTCTCCATAAGTCCAAACTCTTTCTGAGCTTATTAACGGATAACGCACGTCATAGTTAGAACTTGAGGTGATTCGTGTTTTTACTTCTGCGCCTGTATATGAATGAGTGTAAGCTGTCATATCTAAAGAGCTGAGTTTATCCTCTCCGAAGTAATCCTGAAGCGTTCTAATATCTCCATAGAAAGTAATAGTGTAACTCTGAACTCTGCCTTTGACTAGATTACTTTTTTCAATCTGTATCTTACCAGTTCTAAATGGAATGAGGTCTATCTCTATCCTAGCATCTCTTCGCAGTCTGTGGTCTATTGTTCCGTCTACTGCGCTCTCGTAGAAGTGTTGGAAGATTTCGTTGTTATGCTCACTCGCTGGTACCGTGAACGACTGCGAGAAGTCAGTGAATACCTTTGCTATATCCTGAACGTTCTGAACGCTTGACGTGACCTGAATGATCTCGTCATTGAACAGCTCTAGTCTTTGTCCTTCTATGTATATCTGTACCTCTCTCATTACACTACGCTGTTTATGATATCAGTTGCGTACTCAAAAGTTAAAGAGTAGTTAATTAGCTTAGTATCTATCTGCTTGAATAACTCCGTGCTTTTCGTGTTTAGCTTCACTGGTCTGTTGTCTAACAGAATCCTGTCGCTAGTCATAAGCTCTCGTAAGTTATCAGAGAAGTCCTCATATACCCAGTCCGTGTTTACGGTTATCGTCTCTTTGTAGTTTGTGTTGAACGTCTTGCGTTGTCCTTCTAACACGTCGTAATTTACTAGGTTGCTTTGAAGCAAATTGTATTCTGAGTTAGTTACCTCAATATTATTCGTAGTTCGTTTAAAGAAAAACTCCCTCTGCCAAGCTCCGTACCTATTGATAAAGTCACACACTACCGGAGTGTACTTACATTCCGTCTTTGGCTTAAACGTAGCTGACCACTGAACAACGTTTGAAGCGTTCATTATCTCCATTAAGTTTCCGTTGTCGTAATGGTTAGGATGCACCCTGTAACTATTGATTACAGCGCTTGAAGGTATCGTTGCGTTAATTGTGGCTCCTGTGCCTAGCTCAGTCCAACGTATCTTATATCCTGAAGTAGCGTTCCAAGTTACGGTGCCAGCTCGCCTTAATGGCTCAGAAGCTAACACGGCTGCAGGGTCATAATAGAAATAATACGTCTTTGGCTTAAGTAAGTAATCTCCTAAGTCGTAGTTATAACCTTCCGTATATAGCCCGTATCCGTCAAATGCTTTATAGGTTAAGTCTGTGCCTACCTGAATAAATGACGTAGTAAGTTTTTTAAACTTCTTTATCTTGACATTACACCATTCAGTAGAGTTGATAGTATCGTTTGATACGTTGTACGTGTTTTCGAACTCTGTATGCGAAATATACTCTTTGATGTATGGGCTAATATTGTACGTTGTTCGTCTATTGCTAGTAGAAGGTATTAACTTGCTTATCGTGTACGTAGGTGACGTAGGCGCTGAGCCTGAGCCATTCCAAATATAAAGCTCTATCTTAGTCTCTATCTGACTGGTTTCATTTATCTCTACGATGAAAGGGCTTCTGCAAAATATATTCGCCATTATTTCGGTTGTTTAATTATATCAAAAAATAGTTTACTGGCTTCTAAACCGTATTTCTCTATTAACTCTTCAGGGAGCTTTTTGTATGCTGCTTCAAATGGTTTGGTAAAAAACAAGCTAGGCTTTATTCCTTTCGAATAGATGCTTTTAGTTAAAATCCAAGCAGTAGATTTGTAGCTTAAAAATTTGCCCGTGTCTTTATCTTTAAACTGGATTCTCCTTCTTTGAACCCATTTTTGCATAGCATCTGTAAGTCCGCCTTTTTTTCCCCTTCCACTTCCAAACTTAAACGGGGAGTTAGGAGCTTTAGCCGATGAACGCTTACCACGTACACCCTGATCTTGATACGCTCCGTACTCTTCCATAGCGAAATACATACCAATAGAATTAGTCATAGCCTTTACCTCTCCCTTAATGGAGTTGTATAGCTTTTTAGAAACGTTTTTATCACCCGATGTAAGGTTTCTCTTAGCCTGTGATATTACGTGGTCTCTAAAACGCTCTAAAGCCTTTTGTACTTCGTCTTTTTGCATCAGCAAATACTTATCTCGTTAGGTGCTAACACGTCAAAAGTCATAGTCCATCCTGCAAGTAGGTTCTCAAATCTTTCAGTGAATGGCTCGCAGCTTGGAGTGCCATCTAACTGGTAGTTCGTGTCTGACAAGCTGCCGTTATAAAGTGACGCTGCCAAACGCTGACATACCGCAAGCTGAGTATTCAAAACGTCTTGCTCGTTGTCGTTGCCTCTGAATATGTTTGTAGTCTGCTCTTTGCTTATGTCTACTATGTCCATAGCTATAACGCTGATGTTAAACCTTAGAGCATTCTCTTCTATTGTCACGTTATTTACCATAATATGTGACAAAGGAAAGATAGTCTGCTTGTTTAAATCTATCTCAAAGATGCTGCCCTCAGTTACCGTGTTTACAAAAGGACTAGAATCTAACTCTGCTCTTAATACTTCCGTGATGCTGTAAAACCCTACCATTTATTTTGTTGTTTTTTTATTTGTCTTATTTCTATTTCCGTCTTTTGCTTCTCAAAGGTCAAAAATGTCAAGGCTTTAACCAGTGGTTGCTTTGTAACTCTATCGAATTCGAGAATGTTTCCTTTAGCTGCTGCATAGATGCTTTGATACCAACCCCATTGTTTAGCAAATTGTGCTGTTTCGCTGAAGTCGTTTTGCTCAGTTTCTTCGTCTCCGTCTCCAAATAATCCCCCAAAGCTTCTAACAATTCTATTCCTAAAGTCCAAAAAAAAACACTTGCACCCAACGCCACACTGACAGGAGCCAGCTTCATAGCATCACTGAACTCAGCACTACCTTGATACTCCATTATTTCGTACAGCTCGCCTTTCTTCTTTGTGATAGGCCGGTAAAATACAGCCATAGCTTTGTGCATAGTCTCCCAGCTTGTCATATACTTCTCAGCGTCTATATACTCTCCCCACGTTATCATTTCTAAATCCGGAATAAAACCGAATTCTATATCTCCTAACTTA